GGAAAGAAAAGTCGCATCGAAAATAGAAACCAAATCAGGCACTTCCTGATTTTGCAAGAACTTCGCTAACAAAGCTTCAGCTCGAAGAAAAGGGTAGTCCGATTCAATAAGTTGGTCTAGAATAGTATTAAAAGGAAAGACAAAGTGTTCAAAATAATGCTCACCAGTGTTACCACAAAGAGTAACAAAGGAGTCATTATAATCAAAAGATTGAATCCAATTAAAATAGCATCTAAGACGCTTATGGATAAAGGCATACACAATAATTCTAACATTCCACGACGATAACGATGAACGAGCAATATCACGAAACGAATGATAAGGCTTCAAATCCCCGATCGAGATTTTTGATACACGATGAAACTCTCGCTCAAGAGAGAAAAGATCCATCGGTTTAGCTGTAATTTCAAATAAGGTACACAGCGAACCCAAGTTCCAAGAAGAACCTACTTCTTCTTCGCCGCCTTAACGGTTGCTTTGTTCTTCTGTACTGCAGGAACAGCCTTCACAGGTTGCTTCTTTGGTGCAGACGGAAGAGGATGCGGTTTAGACTTCTCAGGAACAGCAGCTTTTGTAGGTTTCTTTGGCTTTAAGAGACGCAAAGAATGCTGAAGAGAGGACGCGAAGTCCTTCTTAGTATATGAATTCACAAGGGAATCATGTACAGTCTCAACAGCTCGTAGCTGCTCCTTTTGTGGACGAGGAGCCTTCACCGTACCAGCACCCGGTGAATTAGGATTTCCACCACTTGGGCTTAGTAGGAATGGTATAAGTGGGGCCACAACTGGTGCGACCTCTTTAACAGTATCCCACACACCTCCAAAGAAATCCTTAATCCCTTCCCAAATATCAGAAAAATGAAAATCATTCGTGTGATATTGGGGGATCCGTGCCAAATGCATCAGAAAACGATCCAAAAGCAAAGGATCATCAGTCATCTCTATCTTTGTAGTGAACCATTTGAACAAAGAAGTGAATTCAACGACATCAGCAGTCGTCCAATAACCCGAACTACCCGTAGGAGTCGACACTGGTATCTTGCAAGCAATAACCAGCGGTCCCGCTGTAGGGAAAAGTTCAAAGCTAAAATCGATCTCAGAGGTACCAGGAACAGTTCCTCCTCGAGAAGGCGCAGTCATAGCAAGCTCATCCATAGATGTGGGCTTACGAAAAACATAACCTCCAATAACTGCCTCTATCAAAGCAGAATCTCGATCATTTGCGATTTGATTGAAATCGACAAAATCAAGCCAATTTGACTGAGAAGGACATTGAAAAATAGTAGTTTGCCCTAATCGATATGCAGGGGGAGACGTATTAGTATACATCAAAGAACAGCCGTTAATATGATAAGAATTAACAGCTTCGTCTATCATATCGAATTGAGAAGTCGGCAACTGACACCAAAAAGAGCCGTTCGCTAAAGACCCACCAGCTCCATTCCCATTTAAGAGAACGTTACCGTCAAGTCCAGCAATACCAACTCCTGCTTGGAAATTAGAATTAGACATCTCAAGGGCATAATACCCAGTTTCATTAATGACTCCAGGTGCGAAAATAGTCGTTTGGGCGATACCATTTCCGGTCAAATCATTAGTAGCGACAACAGTATACTTAGAACCAGCCACTCTAAGAAGAGTAGTAGAAATAAGTCGTCCTGCAGGAATACCATTATAAACGACAACAACTTCCTGACCTTGGGTAAGGAGGAAGCATCGATGCTCATCAGATTTTCCGACGCGACCAAGATATAGAGTATCACCATGGGGTTCATCTGTACTCACTCCGTTATTTATAGCAAAACCACGCTGCCCAGTTATCGAATAATCAGGGTAACATGGCATCGGCGTGTCAGGGACATTCACGTGAAAATCACCAACGTACTGACTAATCTGCCCAGGATTAAGACCTTTGTTATACACTTGAGATCTCAAAACATCAGCAAACTTGAAAGACATAGTGGTATCCACTTGTAAATCCGAATTCACATTGTTCACTGGAAAAACAACATTTACAGGTTGTTTTGGGTTGGCAATAGCAGTGGGCTTAGAACCAAGTGTTGTAGCTAATCTATGGGGCTCGGCATCACCAGGAAGACACCAAGACATCAACTGCAACATCACTTCAGAGTCATGACTAAGAATCAGCTCTCGAATATATTCTGCATGCTTATTAGCACCAGAAGGATCATGTATCATAATGTTCCGCGAGGGAACGGACATAACGTCGATGGAATCGGCCATTATGTTTGCTCTTGTATGGGATCCACCCGAGCAGGGCGGACTGTTCATCCCATAGAACCTACTCTTTTGAAGATAGGCTAACCCGTGCAGTCTCTCGGCATTTAATGATAGATCTAGAAAGTGTGAAATGAAGGCCCTACCTCATCATTACAGGGAGCATCGCGCGCCAACACACATTCCAAACACATCAAACTTAGCACGTAAGTATTAAGGGCTATCAGAGCCTCTCGTCACCGCCTCAACCTGCCATTTCAACAATCAATATAATAATCAATTCACCTATTTCTATATCATTCTGTATTTAAACATATTCACCTATATATATATTACCACCGTCCTCTAGTGACGTCCCGTAGGCAAAGGAAAGAGATATATGGTCAGTAAATAAACGAACAAAGAAGGTCAGTAAACAATCACCAAAGATTGTGGCTAGAAGCTGAGCGGATTTCAAAAGGAACGATCCGATAACTCACCGTTTTGGGCTATTTAATCTATGGGACCCCATAGGAACCATCAAAGGA